CATAAGCGCCATCATGATGAGGGCACTGTGTTAAAGCGCCAACCCTACCAAGCATTTCCAGTGCCCAGCACTCTTGTTTCATGCAAAGTTGATCGATACTCATAACGCCTCCTGTTGGTTCTACATCGCCAAATGAATGTACCACCAATCAAGAAGAAATGAAGCAGTTAAATTGTAAAAAATGTGTATATATCAACGAGTTACAATAGTTTGCTATTTTTCTCAAAGCTCTACTGCGTCGAATGGGTTAGGCATGACGGTCACCTTTTGGCCGGAGAATGTGGATCTGCATACCGCTTTCGGTGGTGATAACCACTCTCTGACCAGGCTCGATTTCTGCCAGCCTGAACGCCTCATAAAACGAGTCCATAGCCAGGGTTTGCTCGTCCTTGCGATTCCACAATCTCCAACCGCGGCGAAGCAGGACTCCTATTAACCAGCTATACGCTTTTACAACCATGTAAAACCATACGATCAGCAGCGTTGCGAAAAATAACCAGTCCGTCGCGCTGAAGTCTTTGAATGCATCCATCACTTCACCTCCTGCTGCGGTGCTGCTGCGATCATGGCCCTGTACACTGCATTTCCAGTCCAGAGTTTATTGATCGGCGTGGTGTCGAACCGGATTACACCTGCTGCGGCTGATTGCATTTCCGCTGTCGGCTCAACCGGCACCAGTGCGTAACCATCCGGAACGACCGGAGAGTTGTCAGCGACAACATCGGCGCGAACATATAACGTGTCGTCAGTGTGCTGATTGTCGCTGCACCATGTTAATTCGCTGAACTCGCCATTCTCTGGCCATACCCCAGCGGTTTGAAGCCAGATATGCTCTGGCGCATCCTTGCATGGCGTATTGGCTGGCAACTTGTAAGCCGTCGTTACAGGTTCGGCACCCTGAAGCATGGCGGCGCGGAGGTTCCATACATCACGCAACCGATCTCTTGCGTCTACGTCTGTGTGATATGCGGTGTCGGTCGAGATTCCACAAACGTTGCAAGATATCCAGTTGAGGTTATCGTCGTCATAATCAAACTCAGCACGCCCTCCGCAGCATGGGCATGGAAGAAGTCCATTTTCATCAGGCACAGATACCGGCGCTGGATGGGCGGTGTAAAGCGGCGTTACTTCTCGCAGCGGGTCGGCATAAGCATTGCCACTATCGAAGCTGACGTTGTTTTTTGCGCCGCCGCCTGACAGTAGCCACGCCACAGGCTCCGCTTCGAGCGATGCCAGCGCGATACGCGCCAGCTCATTCAGCATTGCCACATCAGCGTGACCGAGGGTGTAACCGGCCTTTAAATCTGAAACAGACTGTGCCTGTTCTTTGGTAATTCTGCTCATGGTTTAGTCCTCAACCTTGCGCGGTGCTCCGCGATATTCTGGTGCCGGAACGTGCTTAGGCGCGGCAATGACATGCTTCAGCAGTTCTTTCCAGGTCGCTGCGTTATTACGAAGCCAGCGACCATCGTTATCGTCAAAGAAGCCTTTAGCGACCGAGTGAGACATTGGCTCGGCGACATCGCACGGAACCGCCACGGCCTGAACGCCGTTGTTGTAGTAACCGAGGTTGGATAGCACATGGCTTTCAGCATAACGCCCCGCCGTGTGGCATCGACACCGGTAGCCGCTATCATCCGCTGCCCACAGCGTGATGTACGGGTCGCCACGCTGGGTGTGAGCAGTGCTCAGAATGAAATATTCACGTTCCATGCTCACTCTCCTTTACCGGTTGCGGCCAGAGCCGACTTAGACGCATCAATGTTCCACTGCGCGTCACCGCAGCACAGAATCCCGTTTGAGGCTTCGTAGCCAAACGCCTCTGTATGTTCGATAAAGGCGTGCGCGCATTGCAGGTGGTGTGATAGCTCAGCAATCCGCTTCTCTGCTGCTTCCAGCTCATCCAGCAGCGCCAGCACGGTGGCGGGATTGGCCGCGGCAACAAAATCCCTGACTGGTTTGTGTTCAATTTCCGCTATTGGTTGATACGATGTGAAGCCATGCTGCTTTTCATAACTACCATTGCGAATGACGTAGAAGTCGCCATTTATTTTCTTGGCTTGCCACTTATCGCTACCAGCCTTCTCAGCAGCTTCCCGTAATGCGCGTTTTTCGATGTTGCTCATTGGGCGGCTCCTTCCGTGAACTTTTCCAGGATTGCTATCAACTGCTTTGCCTGTGCAACGTCGACGATTACGCTTTGCTCGCCATGCTCAATTACCAGATCGCCGTCATGGTCTACATAGGCTGTTTTTTCATTGAACTCGTTCGTGCTGGTGATAACGTAAATTTTCTTGCTCATACCCCTACCCTCCCCCAAACCATCAATACCCTTCTCATCGCCGGACTGTTCCGGCACTCCTGGCAGATCACGTTCACCGACTCAGCACGGCGGCCTGATTTCTTTTTTGCCTGCGCCAACGAATAAACGCGGTGACCTTTTGGGCCTTCAAACTTCAGTTCGCCAGAGTTGACCATCACCGAAATAACGCTGGAGATGCTCCGGTAACTGGTACCCATGGCCTCAGCAATTTGAGTTGCTCCCAGTTTGCTGCCATCACTCAGTACAGATGCGATCCGCGCCGGATAACTCTCATCACTCACTCTGCGTGCGGCAGCACTGCTGAATGCGCCATTCAACGCCCGGTTCTTCAGGTGGAGAGCGCCAGCGCCTTTTCGCCATTCCTGATAGTCAGCCTCACTGGTGAAGTAACCAAAGCCAGCCATGCTGAAAATCAGCCCCAGGCTGCGCAGTGCAGCGATTTCCCGATCCAGACCCTTACCACTGATGCCAATCACCACGATGAGGTCAGCGCGCTTAACAGGCTGGTTAGCGGCCACGTAATCAACGATGCGTTGTTTTAAGCTGTCCATCTCACACCATCCCGTTCGACTTGTTGCGGTTGTACTTCGCCAGCAGCAGCTGTATTGGCGTCGGGCCATGCTCGGCAGCTGGCGATGCAATCGCCCGGCGCACAGGCGGCACTGGCTTACCCTCGGAGACGCGCTTCTCCCACATGTCCAGCAGATCACCCGCCTCGCTCGCCAGTTCACCGTGCGTTAACTGGCGCTCTGTGCTGCGGTGGCGCAGTTCAACGCAGATGTGGTACATGACCGGCTGCGACCAGGGGAATTGCTCACTGGAAGTGAACTCGAACGAACGGTTACGCCAGTCCCAGTATTCGGCGATCACCTGGTCAACGGTGATGCCCAGCACCCCGCCACTCTGTTTGCACCAGGCGACGAACTGGCCCGGAGACGGCAGGAATGGGCGTACCTGGCTGCGAGCTACACGCATGCCAGCATCGACTTGGGCCATTGAGTGGATACCGTTTTCCTGAAACGCCAGCAGCCACTGACGGCGGAATTCGTTCAGGTCTTCCTGGGTGCGGAAGTTTGCCATGCTGGCCGGGAACGCGGCGCGCAGCTGGTTGAACAGCTCGTTGAATACCTGCGCCACCTGCTCGACCGGCGCGCGCTCCTGGTACTGCTCTGGCAGATTATGGGCCATGCGGCTCATCTGCTCGCGGTCGTGGTTACGCATCTGCTCTGCAAGAGATTTCATCGAATCACCCCATAAGCCCAGTCAGTGTTGTTGAAGTCCAGATCCGGCTTTCCGCCTCGCTGCTCACCACCAGCACTGCGCTGCATCGTCAGCTTGTCCCACTGCTTACGCAGGCTTTCCGGGCTCAGGATGTTGGTCTGCCAGAAGTGGTGTTTGCTTGCCCAGTCGTACAGCGCGCAGATGTCCTGGTGCGACCTGTTGTCTATCTGGCGCATCAGGCGAACGGTGTTAGACCAGGAGGTCATGTCCGGGGCTTTGCAGGTTGGGTTAATCAGCTTCACCCTGGTGGAAATCCACTGGGCAGTTTTGAGGTCTTCAGCCGATCCCCACTTAGCACCGGATGGTGTGTAAATCGCAGCTTCTGGATGAGCTGATAAAAATTTCTTGAGACGTGCGTCAGAGGATTCGTCAGAATTCTCGGACGATAAGTTATTTATATTCTTGTTATTACCTTCTTGTTCATGATGTGCGGGGAATTGTGCGGCCTTATGTGCGGTATACCCATCTGAACCCGCGCCGTTACTGGTTTCATCATGTGCGCCTGTATGTGCGGCTTTATGTGCGGGTAAATCGTCCATTTTTTGAGCATATTCGACGTAGTTCGTGATGGTGATCACCCTGCCTTTTCGCTTCTCTCCTTCGATGGAAATCATCCCTTCGCGGACGAAAACAGACAGCATTCTCTCCACTGCGTCGCGGCTTGTCGGGTTGCCCTGGCGGTCACACAACTGAAGGCCTAGATCCGCAGCAGTGACGACCAGTTGACCGGGTTGCAGAGGCCATTGCTTGCCCTTGAAGAATGCCGTGTATGGCTGTCTGGCTGCGTCAATGAGCAGGTTCTCCCACAGCGCGCGCAGGAAAACATCCTTAGCCCAGGACTTCTTCTTGATGCTCCGGTACAACGGGACGTAACCAGATTTCTGGTTCTCCATCCTGTTGCTCCTTGCGGCTGAGTGCGCCGCGAAATTTGCGTAAGCGACGTTCGACACAGTTAAACCTCCTGCGCCTGGCGTTTTGGATTAGCATTTGTCATAATGACCTCGCACTTGTTATCTGCATTTGCACCTGAAAGTCGGTTCTGTTCGCGCAGACCGGCTTTCGCCATTTTTGTAGTTCTCACATAACCCCCAGCATCGATGTAACCATCGTCATCAGCGGCCCCACCTGCTCCGGCATGAGGCGGAACAGCGACGCTATACCCTCGCTTACCTCTTTCAGCTTCTGATGCTCTGGAGCGTCCAGCAGCACGGCCTGTTTAGCCTCGGCGAGTTCTTTCTCGGCTTCAGCCAGACGAGACATTTTGCAATCGGCACCGATCAGGCGAGTGCGATACTCAACAGGCAGCACGGCCATGATTGCTGGCGTCAGCTGGCGCACGTTCTCGCGGTACTGCTCAGAGTCGAAACGGTTATCCAGAAAGCGAAAAAGTTTCTGGCGCGCCCGGCTGATGTCGTCCGGAAAGCTGATGGCGGTCCCGCCCTGCTCCCGGTATTCGTTGATGATCAGCGCCGAAACGACGTCCTGATTGTCCAGCGCCGATGACCATGCCCGGACCGCATCGCGGATCTTTTCGTGGTCTGGCGCCGCTTTAGCTTGAGCGCGGTTTATCATCGCTCCCGGGTGTATTCCGGTATTGTGTTGATACGCAATTGAATGCATTGCTTTCCCTTTCGTGGTTAGGGCCGCCGTTAAGCGGCTTTTGGTTTACTGATTTCAAGAATCTGGCTCTCGGTAAACTGTCCACCAGATACAGCTGCGATTTTGGATGCATAGCCTGTTTCACCGGTGTAATCGGTACGCGGCAGGCAACCGCTGTTAATCCATTTGTAGATAGCGCGGGGAGTGCGCCCGCAAGCCTTCGCCACCACCGGTACACGGATTTGCTTGATGATGTCGCCAAGGTTTTTAGGTTGCATTTGGTAACCCTCAAATTGAACTGTAAGTACATATTATGTCGGAACTGATAGTTCACGCAAGTGATATTATGATTGAACCCATGGTTCAAGAAGAAAGAGCGCGTAAAGAGTTCTCCCAACGGCTAGCGCTGGCCTGCGATAAAGCTGGTTTACCTGCACATGGTCGTCAGACTGAGTTGGCAAAACTCATGAAGCTGACACCTAAAGCGGTAAGCAAGTGGTTCAATGGGGAGGCTATTCCAAGACGTGGGAAGCTGCAGGAATTGGCGGCTATACTTGGCACATCCTCCTCTTTCCTGTTGGGCGATAGCGCTGCTGATGGCATATCTGAAGGGCATATGGCTATGAGGGATGATTCTTTCCGTGTAGACGTTTTTGACATTCAGGCTAGTGCTGGGCAGGGAGTTCTCGTGCGAGATGAATTCATTGAAACCATCAGATCCATTGAGTATTCAACTGAAGAGGCTCGCGCCGTCTTTGGAGGCCGCCCGGCTGATCACATAAAAATGATTGCCGTTAATGGCGATTCGATGTCTGGCACGTTCGAGCCGCGAGACCAGATCTTCGTCGACGTCAGCATCGACTGCTTTGACGGTGACGGCATATACATTTTCGTTCTGGACAATGACCTCTACATCAAACGCCTTCAAAAGCAGCACAAAAAATTAGCTGTGATTTCAGACAATAAAAAATATGAAACCTGGTACATCGAAGATGGTGATTTTTCTTCTCTCCGCATATGCGCGAAAGTGCTGGTAAGCCAGTCAAGGGCATACAGATTTCATAGCTGAGGAAGTTAAGCATGGAAGCAAATAAGGTTACTGATCTGAGTGATGGACGCGTCTTGTACGAGCTTGGCGATCACCTCATCACCTGCAAATTAAGCCAGGATAGGCAGTGGCAGCTAGGGGCTTTTAAACGTGACGAAAGTAACCTGAGAGATGACACGCTTGCGGTTTTGAAGAATGAAAAATTCATGTTTATGGTTAAGCTCGGCGGACAGCTCTCTCCCAAGCCTCAATGCATAGCTGTTAACGGGCGATTTTTATTTTCTGTCCATACCGGCAAAGACAACAACATGGCTGCAACCATAGTCATGGATAAAACCGGGAAAGAGTTATTCAAGGTAGAAACTTCCACTCACCTCATCAGTTCGGCCATATCTGAATTTGGCCGCTACATCGCCCTATCGTTTGCCGGCAGCAAAAATAAGGATGATTTTTACGCGAACCGGCTTGAGGTCATAAACATTGATACCGGAGAAGTGTTGATGTCCGTTATCAAAACAGACTTCCTTCGATACGCTGAACTTTCAGTTGTTGAGCCAGACGGCGGACTTTTCGCAACTTTCAATGGCCGCACAAGGCTTGTCGATGTGACGAACCTCTAATAAATCAAACCAGCCCCAACCCTTCTCGCCTCAATCAATAAAAAACAAAAAAATATTTCTCCTTAATGTTCATAAAGATAATCGGATATGAACTTTCCATTCACATAAAATGTACTTTTGGTACTTTACATGAATGAACTATTGGTACATTATCAATCCATCGAAACGAAACATCGACAGCTGAGCGAAGTTAGCCAGCGGCGAAGTGGAGGTTCGGTCAGTCGAACGGCGCGACAGTAAACCATGCGTCGGACCATAGGCGGGCTCAGGAGGAGCGGCAATTATGGCTAAACGATTTACCAGCAGCTCTTTGCGAGGGGCTGACGGTAAACAATCAGAGGGGTGTATATGTCAGATAAAAAAACGGCGCCACTACTGCTTAACGTAGACGCCAGCGAGGTGCTTACTCAGACCGGGGAGCTTTTAAAGTTACTTGAACTTCCAGCCAGTTCCTTTGAGGGAATTCCTGAGCATATCGTCGAGCTGTTTTTTAACCGTGTCCGTAGCCTGATTGACAACATCGCCCTTAGTGATTTCTCGACCACAGTCAGCACAACTGACGCCGGTGAAATTTGTCTCAAAGTCAAAATCATCGGGCTGGTTGAACATCTCACTTCCACAGTCAGGGCACACGGTCCGCATGGTTTGCATGAATATATCCTTTCTACTGTTGGGGAGATTAAAGAGTAAGCGATTTCTTGCTGTTGGGGAATAGCGGGAAAGCGCGCGCCGGGCGCGGATAAATATCCCGGCAATAACTGGAATGTTTTGTAGTGGGGTGTGGCTGGGCCTGCATGGACTGATCACCCATGAAAACTTCGGTTCGAATCCGGAGCACTCCACCACAAAGCATTTCTCCCGCATCAGCGGGTAACGACAGAGGGTAAGGCGATGGAGTTTAAGAAAGGAGATGTTGTTACGTGGTCAAGCCAGGCCGCGGGCAGCTGGAAGACGAAAACTGGAGTGATTACGGAAGTGTGGGAATACAAAAAACAAACGCGTTACACCGTAAAAGTTGATCCGAAGGAAGGGTCGACGGCGAAACCGAAGTTTTACTACCCACGCACATCAGCACTACAGAAGGTGTCATGACCCGCTCCGGCGGGTTTTTTATCGGCCATACATAGGCAGATTTTCGAGTCTGCCCATTTATGACAACCGGCGGCCATCCACCGCCCATTAGCGCAGAAGTCTTGTATTAACCGTTCCGTTCGCCGCGATAAGGCCAAGAGGATTTATGAG